GCATTCCACCTGCAGTGGCATGGTGAAATTGACGCGGGAAACAAACCCCTCGAATTCGGTTTGCATCGCGTCATTGTATCCCAGGCGAATAGTGATACGATCACCCTGGCTAAAAACCTTGGCAGTTTCTACCATGGTGGTTTTGGCTCCGGCTCTTACTATCCTGGCTGTGGTGGGCATCATTACTGTAGCGGTATCCCGGTAGCTATGCACACTCTTCTTAACCGTCACCTGGTGAGGTTTGAAGCGGTATTGCCCAATGGTGATATCACTTTTCAGTACAAACACTATTCAATAGCAATGAGGTCAAAAATTGTATCGCTTATCAGATCCATTTCAAAAGCTCGCACATGCTCCACACCGGCAATAGGTGGCCAGCTGATTCGCTTGAGCACCACGTTGCTTGGCAGGTCTGCCCCTTGCTGCAGAAAAATATCAGTGAGTGCATTTTCCATAATCAGCGCCCGGTTCTCTTTCCACAGGTTCTGCAGCTGAATGATGTCGTTTTCAGGAAACACACCATCCTCATTCAACACCAGCCCTTTTATGTTTATTTCATAGTCATCAATGGCAATCATCTCTTTCACACTGCCACCACGCTCAGGCATAGGCGTGCTTACAATGGTTTTATTGGCGGTTACACTTACCACAGCAAAAGGAATCAACACTCCTTCCAGAATCACCGGCAAAAAGAATTCTCTGCCATACAGATCCGTCATGTAATACCTGGTACCGAGCCTGGCTGTTTCAAGGCGTCCTGTAGCTGCAGGCACCTGAAACTGTTCCTCTGGCATGTCATAGCCAAAGGCATTTTTAAACATCGCTCCCAGGTCAAACTCTGCCATTATGCTCCAGTTGCTTCTATTTGGTTAAACACTTTCAACATTTCGCCACGAATGAGCCTGCCAATATCCTCTGCAGCCATTTTGCCGCCTTCTACCACTTGCATTTCCACCTTCTCAATCATTTTTCCAATGTTGATGGTGATGGTACGCTGGCCACCTCCATTGATGGCTGCAGCCTTTTCTTTGGTTTGGGTAGTTGGTACCTGGTTGGCGCCGGGTGTTATATTGCTGGTGCCACTGATAGGTGTAACAGCTTTTGGCACTTTGGTATCGGGTGGCAGCACCAGTGTGCCACCGGGTATTTTAGCAGCATTCAAGCCCTCAGCAGTGCCTGCTGTTACCACAATCTCTTTTTTACCACCATCAAACAGGCCCTTCACTTTCGAATAAACCCACTCAATTTTTTCGAGCACCGGACGCAATACATTGTCCCATACCCAAAGCAGCTTGTTAGCGATCCACTCCACCACACTCATTACGCCACTGGCCACCTTTCCAATCACCCAAAAAACATCCTGCAGAATCTGGCTTTTGGCCACCCAGCTTATAATGCCCGAAACGATATTGTATACCGTGCCAAGTATGTTTTTGACAAAACCAAAAACCCGCATCGCTATTTGCTGCACCACTTCAAACCAACCGCTCCAGGCACTGGTGCCGCTGGTAATGCTTGCGAAACCATCAACCAGGTATTGTATGCCTGCCTGAATAGGAGGCAATACATTTTGCGCAAAGGCTGTCATGGCTTGAATTACCGGCGTAATGAGCGGCATAAGGCCCTCGCCAATGGTTGTTTTCATTTTGAAAATCGCATTGTCGAAACGAGCCTGAATCGCTGCAGGGCCATTCGCATTTCGCAATGCTTCCTCGCCAAAAGTCTTTTGCATTTCTGCTGCAAACCGTGGCAAAAAGTCTTTCGCTGCCACTTCTCCTTTCTGCAGCATATCGTTCAGCTTGGCCTCTGTTACGCCCATGCTTCGGGCGGCAATACTGAAAGCTCCGGGGATCCTTTCACCCAGCTGGCCACGCAGTTCCTCAGCTTGTACAGTGCCCTTGCTGGCCATTTGTCCCAATGCCAGCATGGCACCTTTGGCCTGCTCGCTGTTGAGTTTCATCGCCGCCATACCACTGCTTACACCCTCAAAAATTTTCATTTGCTGCTCCAGCGGCATGTTCATAGCCTTCAAGCCACCGGTAAGGGTTTTTACACCCTCCAGGCTTGCCTCATAATCAAGGCCAAGCCTGTCAGAGATGCGAGCAGTTTGAGCAATGGTTTTATTACCCTGTCCACCTGTGGTGGCATCGAGTGCAGCTCGCATGCTGCCCATTTGCAATCCTTTGCTATAAGTATCCTGCACCTGGCTCATGATAAACTGGCCAGCCTGCTGTATCCCTCCGGCAATCAGGGATCCTCCAATGAATCCTTTCATCATGCCACCACCACCCGAGCTGCCTCTATTCTCCAGCCTGGCAATTTGCCTCTCCAGTTTATTGGCAGCCCTGGTAGCCACATCAAATTCCCGCTGAATGGTAGTGGAGAATCGCACCTTATTGATGGCGTCAAGCCGTTTGCGCAATTCATCCACTGAGGCACCCATGCGCTTACCACCTCTGCTTATTTTATCAAATTCGCTTTGAATTTTTGCAGCAGAGGTATCGCTAATGCGTGCTGCCTGTCGCATACCAGGTGTCAACAGGTCATTCAGCTTTAATATGAATTCGAGGGTGCTACTCATCGCATGGTTATTGCTTTCGATTTTGCCTCTTCCTGCCGTATATGAAGAAGGACGGAATATTGATCCGCCCATTCTTCGTCAGTCATCACAGCCAAGTCTTGCCTGCTCAATCCCAGGAAATACATCAGCTGTGTGTTTACATACAATACAGGGTTGCGATCAAATGATGCTTTTGCGTCGTTTAAAGCTTGGATAAGGTGCCCTTTTTTTTAGCGAGCAACTCCTCCAAAAATTCAATGAGACCGAACCAGTAACCGTCTTCCTTGCGGATGTCTTCACAGCCACCCAGCCAAACATTGTCAATTACCACTTCGTTGTACTTGGCAGGTCCGGCGCTGGTCACCTTGCTGGCAGCCAGGGAATAAGTGTTTCGGTCCACGGCACGCATGTAGCACACTTTGCCGTCCACTTCATAAGCATAGACTTCGCCATGCTTTGCCTTCCACTCCGCTATTTGCTCCGGCGTGGCTTGGCCAATTAATTGTTTTTGTTCCATGATGACTTGGTTTGATTGACTTTATTGAAAAGGCCTTACGGCCTTGCTTACGCCTGTTTGAGACGAAGGAAAATGAATGGTAGCTCCACCTCTTTAAACTTGTCGCCCTGCTTCATTCCATCCTCGTACTCGGTAAATTCCACACCGATGCAGCTTACTGTGGACACGCCCACATCGCCCTGCTTTTCGTACACACAGGTAATGACAATGTTTTTAGATGGCACCTCTACAATGTCTTCGTAGCCTGCAGCAATAGCAGCACGGTTCAATGCATCCAGATCACTTTTCAGCACAGTAAGTGTGCCTTCGTAGCTTTTATTGCCACGCTGAATGGATTTAGGATCGGCACCAGCTCCATACACTGGTTCCTTTTCCCGGCTCTTTTTGTAAACAAGGCCGCGAAGACCACTTAATTCAGCGCCAAGCAATTGCACCCGCACGTCGGCGAATTCGAATTCTCTGGAATTAAAAGCACCCATAAAATGAATTTGAGGTTGAGATTTTTTTGATGATACCAAGCTCCCCCCTCCTGGTGGAGAGAGGAGCCAATCGGGTATTAGGATACGTCTGCGCTGTAGCCCAGGTATACGTTGATGTACTGCAGGCAGCCCTTAGGACGCACACGCACAAACAGGTATACAGTACCACTTTGCAACAGGTTGAAATTCGGGTTGTTGATTCCGGCATCTTCGTACAGCTGTGGCAGCACTTCGGGATCCGGATTCACCAGGCACTGCACAGCGGGTGTGCCATCCTGGTTGGCGCTCAGTTGTTCGCCCATTTGCTGGCTGATGGCCTGCTCAATGCTATTCTGCAGGGCTTTTTCAACCACAGTAGACAAACGACCATCCACATCCACATCCACATCATCTTTCAGCTGCAGATAGTAGGTGGCGTATGCTATACGCACAGCATTGTCAATGACGCGGCCATGGCGCAAGTTGTTGTAGTCATCCGTGGGATCTGTGAGCATGCTGTCATCGTTCCACACATAGCCAGGCGCTGTCGCGTTCTTTTCAAAAGCGATGTAGCGCTTTTCGTGAAGGGTATCGAGATCAACACTCAATACCTGCTCTACCACTGTGTTGCCAATCTTTACTGGCAATGTATCTGCAATGGCCAGCGATCCGGTTTTGATGCGTCCAATATTTTGCTGAGGCGCTACCCTGGCAGCACGACCCAGGGCAAGCATGGTTGCCCATGCAGTGCTGGCATCAACGCTACCCACCACAATGCCTACGTTGCGCAAGCTGGCAGTGCTATAGTCCTTGGCAGCTGCAATGTTGGTAAAGCCATAGCCTTCAATCAACACACGGAAAGGCTTTTTGGCTGCAAACCACGCATTGGCAAGCGTTTGCGCTGCTGTGGCGGCATTATGAACGTCCACATCAAAGCCATCAGTAGTGGTAGGTGTATAACCCCCTGCAGGAAACTTAATGGCTCCTACCAGGCGAGCTGCACCTGCAGCAAGATTCAGCGCCTTTTCAGCGTTGGCTGCAGCTACCAATGTGGCAAGCGGTGTGGCTTGTGCCATAGCCAGCACATACAGCTTGGTGCCCTCAGGTGCTTCGTCGTAAAATGCACTGAGTGCAATTACCACGGGCTCATTGCCTGCCTGCGCAAAGGCAGTCTCAACCTGCTTTTTACTTTTTACAATGAATGCGACGCCATACCCGGCCACAGGAGCGGCGGGGGAAGCTACCAGCACAACGCTGTCGCCAAATGCCGAAGGCGGCTGCAGGTTGAGACCACCATTGAGCAGTGAAATATTTACTCCAGGACGGGCCATAATTATTTAGTTTGAGGTTTGTTGAATACGGTTAAGATTGGCTTACTTCTTTCCCTTTCCCTTTTTACCAGGCTCTGTAGCGGGTTCGGGTTCAGTAGCCGGTTCTGGCTCT